GTCATACTTGTCATATATAAACACTTCTGATAAAACTTTGCATGAATCAGTAATAACTGATTCATCAAACACATTAGGCTTAATTATCATGATCTATTTAGAAGATAAAAGATCAACAAGCAAAATGCTTCAAGATGTCAGATACCTATTCATGAACAAAATGTCAATATATGACTATAGCGGGAAAACAATGGAAAGATTTGAGAGCCCAATTCGCACACCATTACAATTATATCTTCTGAAAAAAATTATAGATTATTTTGCAGTTAGTAAGTTTAGAGACATTGTAACTAACATGATAGTTGGCCACTATGACTATAGCCCTGGAGCAGTCAGAATTAATGATAAATTCTCGGGAATGAGTTTATCAATTAAAAGAATTCTAACTGATGGTCCAGATATTAACTTTGACCAGATTTTACATGAAATGTACTTTTGTATGCTATTTAATAAAAATCAAGATGATCCAACACATGCTAGCTTTCAAATATTAACTAAAATACTAGAAGGAGAAAAGAATTATCAAGAAGTGAAGTCAACGACAAAATTACACAATGGATACCTGGTAGATTGGAAATCTGACTTAAAGGAGATTTTGTTAACTGACAAAAGAAACCAATTTAGTAGATATGCAATAATGGTTGGGTCTAGGTTACAGTCAATTAGTAGATATAACGGGACATTTCAATCTGGAAGTGCACACGTCTATGCATCTAAACATTCATCCATCAATAAAACATTAGACAAGTTCTCTACATTCAAGTCTAGCTCCATGTTAGATAGAAAAGTGTATTCAACAAATTTGTCAGAAAATAATTCTAGAATGAGGATTGACCAGGAAAATAAATTAAAAAAAGAAAACAAAATGGACTGGGAGGTCAATGAACTATATGTTGATGATTATGATATAAAAGAAGATAATAATTATGAATTAGGAGCAAGAACCACAAAACAAAACAGGAGAAGAAGATGTGTGCAGGGTTGTTTAGAATTAATTAATAAAGGTTGCTACAATTCTTTCCAGACAGCACTACTGTGTGTCAAGAACACAGAGTACTTTCAAGTTTTTAAGAAAAATCAAATTGGAGGTGTTAGAGAAATACTGATCTTAAATATTGAAGATAGAATAACAATCAATATATTGGAAACATTTTCAAAACTAATATGCTCCAAAGATTCTAGAGAAATGTTAACACATGGTCCTATTAAAACGAAATGCTACCATGAGATGATTAGAAGAGTCAGATTAAGGAATACAGAGACAAAATTATTTCACTTAAATTTTGACAAAAGTAAATGGGGTCCATCATTCCAGCCAATTCAATTCATATACATGTTCTACCCCTATAAAGATAAGTATCCTGATTTATTTAACCTATTTCTTGCCATATTAATAAAACACAGTAATAAAAAAGCAATACTTCCAGAAAGACTAGTTAGGGCGTGGGTCAAAGACCCAGATAATATATTTAAACATGAGATGGATGAAAATTTGCAAAAACTAAAAGAAGAATTCTTAAATACGAAAATTTTAATATTTAATAATGAATCAAACATGGGACAAGGGATCTTACATTTCACATCATCATTGTTACACCTGTGTCTAATTTCATTTAGGGATGAATTGTATGAGAAGTGGCTACAAAAGGAACATATACAAGATAAACCATACTGGGAGGATATATTATCATCAGATGATTCTTATACTTGTTTCAATTCTAACACAAAAACAGC